CACTCAGCTGTGGCTCCTCCGTTGTAGAGGTGATACCGGGCCTGGCCAGGAGAACTTGGCGTAATGCGGATGTTGCCAATCGTGGCCGAAGGTGCAGCCAGCGCAACATCGAAGCTTGTTCCAGGGGCTGTGGTACCCAAGCCAAAGCGGCCGGCTGAGGTGACGATCCAGCGCTGGCTTCCGTTGACATGCGCTGCAATGCCAGACGGCGCGCCAATGTTCAAGACACCGCTAAGTCCAGCAGTTGTTGAGCCAGTAGTTGGAGCTGCGCTATAAGTGCCCCAGATATTGAGGTGGTTAGTAAGAGTAGTGTCACTATCCGTATCACCTTGCAGCATCATGCTCAGCATTTTTGCTGTTGATACATTTGAAGCGTTGCGCCGCAATATAAAACCAGGGAAATTCCAGTTTACTGTTGTACCAATCTGTGCGGGAGTTGCTCCTCCACTGTTGAGATCCAGTATGTAACTAGGACTACTCGTCCCGATTCCTACGTTTCCACCCGCGCCATTGAGTATTAGGGGGCTTGCGTTGCCGTTGTCATAAGCCTGGATGGAGCCGCGACCCAGCGTGTCGTAGAGATACCCGAGCTGCAATCGATAGGCGCCATTCCCAGATGACTCGCCAACGGTGATTTGATTGGCCGTTGCCGGAGTTGAAGGCGTGGATGACGGGACAACAGTGAAGCGGCTATAAGGGGCAGTCGTCCCTAGGCCGAGGTTGCCAGAACTGTTAATTGCAAGGTTTGTTGATCCTCGGCTGTTGTTGCCAATCCTGAACTGGTCTGTTGCGCGATCAGCCCAGATCTGCCAATTGCGTTGTCCTTGATTCTCAAATGAAATGCCGGCGCTATTGCTCCCAGCATTTGTTGCGCTGATGTTGATCTGCGCGTTGCCGTCTTCCAGCACATGCAGCCCGCTGGCCGGCGACAGCGTACCGATGCCAACGCGACCAGCGGTGTCAACTGTCAGGTAATCAGACTCTGAACCCGCGACGCTTTTGCTCAGGATGAAGTTATGACTGGATCCTGTTTTTTGACCAAACAACCATTCAGCAATACCGCCGCCGTTAAATAGGTGGTAGCGAGCTTGGCCGGCAGAACTTGGGGCAATACGAATGTTGCCGACCGTTGCGCTTGCAGTTGCCAGCGTGACATCAAGGCATGTTCCTGGCGTGGCGGTGCCGATGCCCACCTCGCCAGCAGCATCGATGAACACCCGGCCCGCGCTGTTCGTGGCCAAGCCAATTATGTTGCTGCCCGCCAAGTAGAGCCCGTTGGTTGGCGCCGAGCTGCCGCTGGGGATCAGCGCCGTGCCTGTGACGCTGCCCGTGCTGGTGATCGCCCCAGAACCCAATGTGCCGCCAATGGTGGCATTGCTGGTGGTGCTGAGACCGGTCAGCGCATAGGTGCTGGTTAGCTCTGCCCAGCTGCTGCCGTTCCACTTCTGCCAGCGGTTGACCGAGCTGTTCCAGCGGATGGCGTTTGTGGGGATGTTGCTACTGGTTGTGCCGTCAAACTGCAGCGCCAGGTCCGTGTCACGGTCCTTTATTTCCGTCACGAAGTTGGTGTACGTGCTGGTTAGCAGCGGATTGGACCAGTTGGCCATGGCTTAGCTTCCTCGGGCTTGCCAGCTGAAGGCGCCGCTCACACGGTTGCCCGCAGTGTCGAACAGCAGCACCTTGAAGCTGGTGGGATTGGCGACGTCCACAAAATCATAGATCGCGATTCTGGGCGTCGTTCCGCTTGGTGTGACACCAATGCTTTCAATGTCCACAAACGGCACATTGAAGTTGACCGTCGTTCCACCAGTATCCGCAGAGTTTGCCGTGCCATTGCCCATGTCGTTCTTGATCTTGATGTCGAGGCGGACGTTCAGTCCACTGAGCTGCAGCAGGTCATCGCCGCCTGTGCTGGTGAAGTCGTAACGGACCTTCACGTAGCGGAAGTTGGTGGCATAGATGGACTCTTGGTTTGCGTAGTCGGTCCAAGGGTCGCCAGATGCGGTTTTTACGCTGAGCGTTGGGGTTACCGTCACAGAACCGGCCACCGTCTGACGCGTGAGCGTTGAGGTGATTTTCGTGCCAGCCAGCACGGTGCTGTAGTCGAACTCCTCGACGTAGCTGCCGGTGGTGGTAGACGGCATGGCGTAGATGGTGAAGCCAGCGCTCACTTGGTCCTGCAGTGTGCTCCAGCCGCGGGAGGTGAAGTGCGACTGCCAAGTTTCTGTCGTATCTACCGTTGCCAGCAGGCCCGTGCCATTGGGCGTCAGGTTGGTGGAGGTGCCGCTAAAGGTGCTGTTGATGTCCGAGCGCAGGATGTAATCCGGAGGCTGGTTGACGAGGGCGGAGACACTGGCCGGGGTGCCTTCGTTGCCTGCACTGTCGATGCCCGCCAGCCAGTAGGTGTAGGCGCCAGAGACGGTCTCGAATACCGTGGTGAACAGCCCCTGTTTGGTGCCGACCGAGGTGCCGCCTGCGTAGGTAGTGCCGCGGCGTAGTTCGTAATAGACGATGGGCAGCGTTTGCGTGGAGTCGGTCCAGCGCAGCAACACGTTGTTGTCAATCACTTGCTGGCTGATCACAGGCGCCGATGGTGATGTGACCACTACGTCTTGGAATTGCTCGGGGCCTTGTTTGCCGATAACGTCAACTGCCGCTACCCAGAATCGCTGCGTGCCTGTCCAGTCAACCTTCAAGCTGTAGGTAGTGGACTTGATTTCAGCCAATAAGGTAGCTGATGCAAAGGTGTTGCCCCTGAGCACTTTGTAATAGGCCGTTTCGAGGCTGCCCTGCACGGGATCCCAGCTCAACAGAACCTGCTCGCCCCTGAAAGTATTTTGCACATTAGGAGCTGGTGGTGCCGTGGGGGCGATAGCAACAGTTGCAGCAGCGCCAAGATTATTGTTTGCGTCAACAGCTTGGACGGTAAATGTCTGCGAACCTGTCCAGTCGATACGCGTGGTGTAGCTTGTAGATTGCAAAATTGCAACAGTTGCGTCGTTGCGTGCAATTCGGTAAAAGCGCGTTTTTGTCGTACCGTTTACTTCGCTCCAAGTCAGTACGGCGTTTTGGCCTGTGTAAGAAACGGAGACAGTTGGCGCGGCGGCTTGGGTGATTGTGACTGTTGCTGAACCTTCGGCGCTCTCGTTGCCGGCCAAGTCCACCGCTTTCACGTAGAAAGTCCGCACGCCGTTCCAGATGATCGGTAGCGAGGTGGTGGTGGTCTTGATTTCGCCAATGGCACCGGCGCTGGACCGGACCACATAGGCGGCAATGGCATAGCTGGCGGTAGAGGCTGGCCAGCTGAGTGTCACCAAGTCGCCGGCCACTGTGGCGGTGACGCTCGGTGTTGAAGGTGAAGTGATGGTGACGGTGGTGCTGGCAGCTGCGGCGCTGTAGACACCTGAAGTGTCGATGGCGCGGATCATGTAACTGCGCGTACCGGGGGCCAGCTGGCCGAGTTTGTAACTGGTGGCGGCCACGTTGGTGACGAAGGTGGCGGACGCCCAGACTGTGCCCTGTCTGATTTCGTATTCGCTGAGATCGAGGTCGGGGACGGGGTTCCAGATCAGGGTGGCACCGATGTTGCCGTCAAGGACTGATGAGAAGCCAGTCACGTTGGACGGCGCGGCTGTCTTGCCAAGTGCCGTGATGCTGCCGGTGGCTGCTGTGGTGGACAGCTTCAGAGCAGCGCTCATGGAGAACACCTGCACCTCAAATAGGCCGGGCGTGATGTCGAGGATTTCGTAGTCGTTGGTCAGCACATCAACCACGGCCCAGTTGGCGCTGTCTTTGCGCCACTTCACCCGGTACTGGGCAATGCCAAGTACCGCCGGCCAAGAAACAATTACCTTGGCGCGGATCTGGTTCTGGTAGCTGTAGAGCGCTTCCTCAAATGAGAGGCTGGCTGGTGCGTCGGGTATCTCGTTGAGATCGGTTATGTCGCGAACCTCAAGCGGCCGGCCTCGCTCCACGTAGGCGTACTTGCTCGAGTTGTAGGCGAGGGCCGAGATCTGATAGGTAGCCTGATCTTGCTCGGCAACGCTGATCACGCGCCAGGTCGAAGTCTGGATTGAAGCGGTTTCGAGGATCCAGATGCTGTTGGCGTTGGGTGCCGTGGGCAGGGCAGAGGTGAGGTTGATGACCTTGCCGGCGATACTGGCGACGCTGCGGGCGGCCACCGTGCCATCCGGGAGGATGACAGATAGCGTGGCGCCGCTCGATGTCAGGCCGGTTGCGTCATCGACGGTGATTGCGGTGGTAGTTGCGGAGGCAATGCGGCCACCGCGACGGGCGCCAGCTCGCACGGGGTCGCTGACCTCGATGATCTGGCCAGGCCGCACCACCACACCGGCGTCGATGCTGGCGGAGAAGCTGATTACCTCGCCTTCGTATTGCTCCGAGTAGAGAAGCCACTCCCCAATTCGACCAGCTTGCCCACGACTGGTGCAGGCAAAGGCGCTGATCTCGGTGGTGATGGCGCCATATTTGCTGATCGAGGTTTGATCCTCGACGACCTCGTAGGCAACATCCCGCAGCTCTAGGTCGAGGTAACTGACCACGGCTACGTTCGGCCGTGTCTTCAGGCTGCTGCCCGAATAGCTGAAGCCCTCCTCAGAGACGTTCGCCAGCGTGAATAGATAGGCGGAGTCAGCGGGGCGGTCTTGGCTGATGGTCAGCGCCCCAGTGCTCCAGTAGGGCATGGCCCGGAACACCGAACACATGTCATTGATCAGCTTGTAGGCGTCTTCCTGCGTTTGGATGTTGATGTTGCAGGAGAAGCGGGGCTCTTGACCGCCGAAGCCGTCAGGTACCAGTTCAGCGCAATACTGGCTTGCGGAGTAGAAGGCCCACTTGTCCAGCTGCGCGGCACTGATGTGCTGGCCGAATCCGTAGCGGGTTGAGGTGAGCAGATCCCACAAGATCCAGGCGGGGTCGCTGCACCATTGCGCAGCACCAAAGCTGCCATTCCACACGCCTGCATAGATCAGGCGGCCGGTAACTGAATCGACAGTGGCGTTGTTGGGGATGCGGACCTTGATGCCACGCACCAAGAAGGAGCGCGAAGGGATGGAGTTGAATTGCTCAGCGTCGATGCGTACTGCCACCAAAGCGCTGTTGGGGTATCTGAGCTTTGCGTAGGTAAGTTCTGTGTAACTCGACCAGCTGAAGGCGTTTGTGATTTTTGCGGATTCACCGCCTGGGGCGTCCTGCTCTGAGTTGTCGTCGGTGACGCGAGTCACCTTGATATTGACAGGTTTGGATCCAGTCAGTGTGATTAGGTAATCGCGCTGGTATAGATCGGCTGTCCGGCCTCTGATTACGTCATCAACAACAACGGTGTAACCCCCGCCTGAGTATTGCGTGGAGATTTGAAATCTGAAAACACTGCCAACAATGTCACCCTGATCCGTGATTCGCTGCAGGGCAGGAATGTTGATGGTGACGCGGACGGCATCGACTGCGGTGTCTGTGATACTACGAACGACTGGCGTTGCCTGGAGAACTGTTACGCCAACAGCAACCTCGTTCTCAACAGCGTCAACAGTTGGGATGTAGTCCTGGTTCTGTGTTCCGTTGCGTGTCCAGACTGTGACGTTGTTGAAGTTGTATGAGTTGTCTTGATTTTGTAGAGGAGTGTTATTGATGAAGATCGATTTGTGGCCGTCTTTGAGCCCTTGGATTTCGCCTTCGCTGATGAGGTCGATGAGGTTGGCGTATTGCCTTGAGTTGAGCGTGTCGGCAGCTTCGGTGGGGGTGTAGGTCTGCGGCCCACCGCCACTGCTGCGGCCTTTGCCGCCACCGCCACCGCCACCAGAACCGCCAATCCGTTTCATGCCGTCACCTGTTCAGTGTCGATGCCTGCTGAAATCACAATTGAGCCCACCAGCGTCTCGCCATAAACGATGGGCACTGGAGTGCCTTGGCGGCTGGTGTTTTGTATTCCACTAAAGGAATAACTCTTGCGAGGGTCCTTGTCGGTGTTGACCGTTGAGGGGGTGCTGAGTGTTGGGACAGGTGTAAGCAGCTGGGCTACGCCGCCAAGCACTAGAGAAACGCCGATACCAGCAAGGACAGTGCTAACGGAAAGTGGGGCCGCAAGGCCCAGCAGGCCAATAGTTGCACCACCTGTAAAAAAGGCAGCAGCAATTAAGCCGACGCCAACAAGAATCCGCCCCGCAGCACCAGCGCCAGCCACCACTGGCACGATCTTGATCTCTTGGCTGCCGGCTGGATCGTGGATTTCGTCAAGCGACAGATCGTAGGTGCCGACGCTTACGCGGTAGTGCTGTTCCGCCATGTGGCGTTCCAGCTGGGGGAAATTGGTTACAAGGAAGCGAACAGCCTCGGCTGCATTGGAAACTTCGGCTTCGAACTTGCGGCGCTTCAGGAACTTGGCCAAGCGCCCGTAGATGCGGATTGTGCGCAACATCACGTCAGCTCTAGCCTCCCTGCATCGTAATGGCGGAGACGGCGGCCAGTGCATTTCTGCAGCCAGCCGCCGTACATGTCGCGACTACTGAGCCGGCCGCGAATGTGGTGCAGCACCAGCTGGTCGCCGATGTAAACGCCGACGTGATTGAGGCCGGAACCGCTGATGTTCATGAGCAGCGCATCGCCGGGCTGCAGCTCTTCCTCTTCGTCCAGCTCGCGGAAGCCGGCTTCTTTCCAGTAGCGATCAAACAGGGGATCTGCCTCAAATGCCTCTGGCGTCAGCGGGCGCTCCCAGTCGGGTAGTTGCAGGCCATGCTCGACGTACCAGTCACGGGCCAGCGTCCAGCAGTCGGTAATGCCCCATGCCCATTCGCGGCCGACTAGGGGTGCCTTGTAGCCGGATGGTTCGCAGCCGCCCCACACCTCGGTTTTGGGGTTGACGATGTGCCATGGCAGGCCGCTGTTTTCGCAGGCCACCAGATCAGGGCCGCTGGGTTGTGGCGGGGTGACCGGATGGCTATGGACCACCGCGATGATTTCGCCGGCATCTTCGGCGGCTGCGTAGTCATCCGGGTTGAGGATGAACTGGTCTGCGCCGGTGCAGAGGTTCTGGCACGGCCAGTAGCGTTCGCGGCCTTTGACCACCACCAGCAGCCCGCAGGCTTCGCGTGGATCCTCGGCCTTGGCGTGATCGAGTGCTGCGGTACGCCAGGTCATGAGGAATAGGTGCCCACGCCGGGGAAGGAGCCAAAGGGCAACGGAGCTGTTGAGCCAAAGCGGATTCGGCAGCTGCTCAATCGTTTGCCGCAGACATCTTCTGGCGCGGTGGCGACGCTTTGATCGTTTTCGTTGTAGTAGGAAGTGCCGGTGTAACTGCACTCTGCAGACCTGTAGGCCCACTGGCAGATGTTGCCGATGCACTGGCGTCGTGGCGCCCGCACTCCGATCAGGTCAAACGCCGCTGCGAGTTCAAACTCCACTACGTCGCGGGTTTCCGCTGACTTGCGGTCGATGTAGTAGACCTCGCGTGGAAACTCTGCTGTCGGGTCCGGGGTGCCGTAAGGGTTGACGTCACCGGGGAAGTTCACCGCATCGATGTAGCGGGCCAGGGTGCGGATCCGGGACACCTTGGCACCTTCCAGGCCCTTTGGCAAGGTCAGCAGGATTGCGGTGATGGTGCCCATGATGTTGCTGCAGCGCAGGCGTGGACGCGGCAGCGAACCCTTGCCTTCATAAGCAAAACCGTCTGCCTCAATGGGAAACCGGAGGTAGCTATTGCCGGCCCACACCAATTGCCCGCCGGCATTCAGGTTGGTGCCAGCGTGGAAGCGGTAAATGTCGGCTACGCCGTGTTGCGGAACGTTCAGCTCCAGCACGAATAGCTCGATAACGGCGCTGGGCGCAATTGCCTGAAGATCAGAAACGGGGACGGTCACGGCTCAAATACCTGCGTGAAGGTCGCGTCAATCTTGCTGCGATCAAAATCAAATAGCTCGCGCGTCCAGCTAGGGCAAATCCACTTGTAGCTGACGGCTTCACCTGGCGGGGTCCAAGTGAAAGAAGCGGCATCAGCAGCCCGAGCGTCTAGGAACGCCTCGATGACATCGGCGTCATCGTCGGTGACGTTAAAAGACAGTCGCCATTCCTTGGGGTTTTGGTTGAGGCCGAACGTGACGCGCTGCTGGTAACCATCGCCAAATTGCGTAGTGCGAATCTTTGGCTCGCTGCTTTTGGTGGCCGAATATGTCGGCTTGTAGTTGGGGAAGGTAGCCATTACACCAGCAAGCCTCCAGGGCGTTTTTGTTTGATGAGTTCTTGCTGGACGGCGGCAGCAATAACGCGGCCCAGTTGGTTGCCCTGTTGGTCGTTGCCTTCTACTTTACTGCCACTGGCATCGACGTTCACTACAACGCTGGTGCTGCCGCCGCTGCCCAGCTTGTCGTTGGGCACGATGGACCCGCTGCGGCCAGGCACGAACAGTTCAGGGCCACGCTCGCCCACCATGTAGGTTTGGCCGCTGGATACCGGGCCACCTTTGGCGCGTTGCGGGATCCCGTAATTTGGCCCAAGCGTGCCAAACTTGCCAACCTTTCCACCGCCGGCACCTAATGGCGTTGATGGGCTAAATGGCGTCAAAAATGTCTTGATGGCATTGATTGCCTGCTCAATGACAAAGATCCTAATTAGTTGATTGGCGATATCAAGAAGAACGCCAGACGCAATTTGCTGCAGACTCTTTTCCCATCCTTGCGCGCCAGCAATTAAGGCATTAAAGGCTGATCCCAATCCTTCGCCCAGCGTATTGGCAACACCATCGGCAAGCCGCAGTTGATTTTGCACAGCTGCATTAAGTTCATATTGTTTTTCAATGGCTTTTTGCAGCGATGCAAGTCTGTCTTGGTCATTTTGCTGTTGCAGTTTATTCAGTTCTCGCTGAACCTCGCGCTGATTGGCGACCAAGGCGACTTGGCCTTCAAAGATAATTGCCCTTTGAGCGTCTATGTCTTTTTCTTTTGCTAACTCTTGCGCATATTGGTATTGAATGTCCAGTTCACGCTGTGCGCCATTCAATCGCGCTGCCAGCATTTTGTCGCCAGCAATTTCTGCATTTGCAATTCTGTTTTGCATCTCCGACTTAAGACGCATAAATTGGCCTTCTGCCGACCTATCGCGGATGACATCTTTAACCCTTGCGGCTTCTTGAGCTGCTGCCTTTGCGGCGCGTTCTGCTTCGTTGGCTGCTTTGCTTGCTGCGCCACTGCCTGCTGCGCGGCCGCCACCCCCACCAACCGTTGCGCCTATCGGGGTGCCCATTGCGTTCGCAATTGGATTTTCTGATTGTTGGCCACGGTTTACGCCTGCCTTTAGGTCTGCAAATGCTTTTCTTTCCCTGGTAATTGTTCTATCAATGCTTGCTCGTGCAGGCCCTTTAGCGGTTTTTCTTTGTTGCTCTAGCAAACTAATTGTTTGCCCCTTTTGCGCCATTGCATTTCGCGCTGCTGCCAAATCTGCTGCGCCACCACCAGCGGCTGCCCCTCCTAACTTTTGTGATTCGGTTCGATAGCCATTAAGCGCAATGGCTGCTGCTGTGATGCCAGCAGCCAACGCAACCCATGGACCAGCGGCTGCCAAAGTAGCAAGCGACAAACCCCCCAGTAATCCAATGGTTGCGCTGATGGCAGGTGCTAATGCAACAAAGGCTGCGGTCAGTGCAATTGATACGGCAGTTATTGTTTTTATTGGACCTGGCAATTGCCCAAATAATTTAAGCAGCGAAGTTGCTCCGTTAATTATTTCTATAAATGCTGGCAGCACATCCTTGGTTAGTGCAACTTGAAAATCTTGAAAAGCGTTTTGCAGATTTTTCACTTGCTGTGCCGGGCCCTTCATTGCTTCGGCGAGTTGGTCTGCGCCTTCGGTACCAGCTCGCTTAAGGGCACGGATAACAACATCACTTGTAATTTTGCCTTCTTCGGCTAATTTGCGAATTTCATTAACTGGCATTCCCAGCTCTTTTGTCAATGCAACAACAAGACCAGGCGCCTGTTCAAGCACTGAATTAAGCTCTTGCCCGCGCAAAACGCCAGAACCAAGGGCTTGCGTTAGTTGCAGCAAAGCCGCTGCGGTTTCAGCGGTAGACGTGCCACTTACTTTTGCCGCAGTATTAAAACCAACAAAAGCAGATTCAATATCCGTAAGCGATACGTTTAGGGGGCGCAGTCTGCCATAAAGCTGCGCAAATTGCTGATTGGATTCAGTTGCGCTTAGTCCAAATTGCCGTCCAGCTCTGGCAGCAGCTTGCTGGGCTTGGGCAATTTCGCCGTATCCCCGAGCCAAAAATGTAAGCCTGCGGCCAGATTCTTCGCGTTGAATGCCGGCCTGAACTGCACGCTGCGCTGTTTGCAGCGTAAAATATGCGGTCGCAAGCTTTCCTAGGCTTGCGGCTAAAGCACTTGCCCCTGATCCAGCAGATTTAAATTTGTCGCCCGTTGCGGCCGCGCTTGTATTGAGCTTATCAACCGCTTGGCTGGTTGCCTGCGCACCTTGCTGCACCTGCCGCAGCTTGCTAACAGCATTGCGGCTGTCAACGTTAATGGCAACATTAGCGACGACAGACACAGCGCAACCCTACCGCCTTTGCTTCATTCTACGCTCCTGCTCCTCGTTTTGAAGCTCAAAGTAGCTGCTCCAGATGAGCAACTCCTCTAGCGTCACCTCTTGATTGAGCCTAGCCAAGCTATAGCCAAGCTCCTTTGCAACGCCAAGCTGTAGTCT